GCATGGAGGAACTAAAAAGCCTTATTAATATATTTATTAAATAAAGATAATAAATAAAATAATATTAAAATAATAAACTAGAAATAATTTTTATACTAAAATAATAATTTTTTAAATTATGAAAGTAAAAAGAAAAATTTTTCAAAGGATATTTATAAATAAAAACATAAACAAAAATTAAAATAAATAAATATGGCTGATTTACTAATGAAAATGCCGCTTCCTTATGAACCGAAAAGACAAAATAGGTTTATATTAAGGTTTGATTCTTCACTAGGTATTAATGAATGGTTCGTTGAATCAACTGCTAGACCTAAATTAACTATCGGAACAACTGAAATCCAATTTTTAAATACGTCAACTTATGTTGCGGGTAGATTCACTTGGGGAACAATCAGTGTTAAATTCCGTGACCCGATTGGACCTTCAGCGTCTCAAGCGTTAATGGAATGGGTACGTTTATGTGCGGAGTCTGTTACAGGTCGTATGGGATATGCGGCTGGTTATAAAAAAGACGTTTACTTAGAAATGTTAGACCCAACGGGAGTTGTTGTTGAAAAATGGTTACTTCAAGGGGCTTGGTTATCTGATATCGACTTTGGTTCTTTAGGATATAGTACTGATGGTGTTGCAGAGATTAATGCAACTCTACGTCCTGATAGATGTGTCTTAATATACTAAGATAAAAATATTAAATTTAATAATCCACGTAATTTGGTTTGCGTGGATTTTTTTGTGTTTATTAAAAACAGTTACCAATTATATTTAGAATAAAAGTAAATAATATGGAACAAAGTTTAATGCAAGCTGGTCAAGAAAATTTTAACTTACCACATGATGTAGTAACATTACCTAGTGGTGGTATTTTTTATAAATCAAAGAAAAAAACAGTTAAAGTTGGTTATTTAACCGCAAACGACGAAAATTACTTATTGAACTCTAATCGAAGTTCTAAAGAAAATATTGTAATTGGATTATTGAGAAATAAAATATATGAACCTGATTTAAGACCTGATGAACTTTTAGAAGGTGATGTTGAAGCTATCTTAATCTTTTTAAGAAACACATCATTTGGGTCTGAATATAGTGTTCAATTATTAGACCCCTCAACTAATAAATATTTTCCACACACAGAATATTTGGAGTCGTTAAATATTAAACAAACTGAACATAAACCTGATGAAAATGGTTTATATACAACAACATTACCTAAAACAGAAATGACAGTTCAATTAAGACCATTAACATTTAATGAAATAGTTGAATTAGATAGACAAGCGGAAGAATATCCTGTTGGATTAATTCCCCCAAAAATTACTTGGAGATTAAATAAATTAATAGTATCTGTCAATGGAAATAATGACAGAGGGTATATTTCAAAATTTGTTGATACATTACCTATTATGGATTCTAAACATATCCGAAATTTTATTAACGATAATCAACCCTCTTTAGATTTAAAGAGACAAGTAATAGCCCCGTCTGGAGAAAAGGTAACATTTGATGTATCCTTTGGGGCTGAGTTTTTTCGCCCTTTCTTCTGATTACGTAAAATATTTAATAGATGAGTTCTATATCTTAGCGAGATTTTTAAGGATGTCGTATACTGACTATTTAAATATCCCAACCTATATTAGGAAATATTTGATAGATAAAATCATCGAAGACAATACACCAAAGGATTAGTAAAATATTCTTTGGTGTATTTATATTATAACAATTTAAATTAATATGGGTTTCTTTTTTCAAACTAATGACGGTGTTGGTGACGGTGTTAATAACACAACGAAAAAAATTAGTGAAGGTCTTACAGATATTGGAGCAAAATTAGGTCAAGCGTTTAAGGACGCTATCGACCCTATTAAAATCATGGATGTTATTATTGATGTTGATAATAAAACATCTGAAGTTATTAAAAAATTTGGTCAAGGTAGAGCCCAAATCGACAACTTAAAAATCAGTATGTCTGATGCCGTTGTCGAAGTTACTAAATTAGGTGGTGGTTTTGATAATATTCTTGAAATACAAAAGAGTGTTTCTGAAAGTGTTGGTAGAAATTTAGTTCTTACAACAGAATCATATAAAGATTTATTCGCAATTCAACAAGTATTACCTGGTCAATCTGACGCATTAATTACTGGACTTAAAGATGTTGGTATTTCTTTATATCAATCAACTAGTCAAGTTCAAAAAATCATGGATAGGGCTCGAGAAATTGGGGTGAGTGCTGAAAAAGTAGGTAGTCAAGTCGCTCAAAATCTTGACCTGATGAATAAATACACATTTCAAGGGGGTGTGGATGGTCTTGCTAAAATGGCTGCTCAAGCGGTTAATATGAGGATTAATATTCGTGATGTTCAGGGTGCTATTGAAAAGGCGTTCAATCCTGAATCAGCTATTGATATGGCGGCATCATTACAAAGATTAGGTGTTGCACAGTCAGATTTATTAGACCCACTTCGTTTAATGGATTTAGCTCAAAATGACCCCGCTGAATTACAAAATCAAATTGTTGAAATGTCAAAACAATTTACGACGTTAAATGAAAAAGGTCAATTTGAAATTATGCCAGGGGCTAAACGTCAAATGATGGAGGTTGAATCGGCATTAGGTATGACACAAGGAAGTTTAGCGAAGATGGCGTTAAGTAGTGCGGAACTTGGTGATAAAATGTCTAAGATTCGTTTTTCAGGTAATTTCACTGAAGAAGAAAAAACAATGATTGCCAACATGTCTGAAATGAGTGCTGGTGGTGAGTACAAAATGACACTTGATGGTAAGTCTTTAAATATGGAAGAAGCTATGCAGTCAATTAGTAGTATGGGTGAGGATGAAAGAAAATCGTTTTTTGAATCACAAAAACCTAAAGATATTACTGAGTTAGCTAAAGACCAATTAAGTGTTTCAACTGCGATGGCAGCAAGTTTAAAAACAATCGAAAGTAAAACACAATACGCATTTGCGGGAGCTAAAGCGACAAGTAAAGTATTAAAAGGGGCTAAAGAAGGTTCACAAAAATTGGCAGATGCGTTTGATGATAAAAACGCGGGTACAACTACAACTCAAATTCGTGAACAAATTGATATAACAACTAAGGGATTATTCGATTCATTTGCGGGTGGTAAAATTAATTTTGACGCGTTAACTAAAACAATGAAAGGTTTTGGTGAATATGTTGATGGGGCATTTACCAAAACATTTAAAAATCTTGATACAATAATAACTGATACGTTTGATTTTTCAACGATTAAAACTGATGGTGTGACTGACAAACCAAAAATAGATGTCCAACCTCAAAGTACTCATGTTACGGGAATTCCTGGTCAAGACGTGATAAAAATGCCAGGACAAAATGTTAAGTTACTACCTCAAGATTCGATATTTGCAATGACAAAAGGTCCTGAATTTTTGGAGAAAATAAATATGTTGAATCAACCTATGAATTCTCAATCAAATGGTACTGTTAATGAGAATAAAAATACTCACGATATTACATTATCAATCAAGATTGATGGTGGGAATCTTTCTGAAACTAAAGTAATGGAAATATTAAACAAAACCGAAACATTACAAGCATTAAATAAAAAATTAAAAGAAACGGTAACTAACAACGGATTAAGTGTTTAAAAACAGTTCGATAATCTATTTATAATAAAATAATAAAAATGCCAAGTCCATTATCATTTGCATCTACGACAAGTTTTAGAAATGCTTTAATTGTAAAAAATTTAAGTCCATATAGTGTTACAGGTACTTATAGTCCACCAAGTGGAGCTATTAATTATGAAACAAGTTTAAGTAATTTTAGTGTAATTGATTCCCCTAATAATCTTAATATTTTGTCTCCGACTAATTATTATGTTATTAATGGTTTTGGACCTAACGGTGGGTACAATTTAAATATGTATGATTTTCAGGTGTTAAATAACGGACCAAATCAAGGTCTATATTTAGAAAGTTTTTTACCCTCAAAATATACACCATATTCAATATTACTTAATAATAATCCAACAGGTTCTGATGGTTCATTATCTCAAGATTCTTATCTTGCTAAATTAGGTGCGACTTTTTTAAAGAAAGCGTTTGAAGATAGAATAAATTTCCAAATTTATCAAAATACAGTTGGTGTTGTTAATTTAAACTCATTACAAGACCCATTCCAAGCAACATTGATTGCGACAGGACAAGAACCTCTAATTTATAGAAATTGGAGTATTACGATTCCTGAAAGCCCTATTCTTGCAGCGGTTGATTTCGCCACAAGAATTTCAGGTTCTTATTGGCCCGTATCATTCATTCCTGGTGATTATTTTGATGAAAACGCGAATAATGGTTTACCAACATCACAATCTGCGGGGGCATTAAGTACTGTTAATTTATTAACGGGTGGGTTACTTGGACCAATTTTAAATCTCAAAAGAAATCCGTCACAAATATTTTTAGCGAACACGGGTAATGGTCAAAAATCGGCGTTATTTGCCAATTTATATTATAATAGATATAAACCTAATTATGACTCAGAAATGGGTGGGATAGCGGGGTTAGTTAATGGTATTGCTAATGCAATAAATCCTAATGGTACGGTAACAAGTAGTTTTTATATCGGTAGTCCAAATTCAGACCCGTCTCAAATAACTTCACCAGCAAATCAAATCCCTGTTAACTCTAGTGGTAAACAAGTATTAGCGCCTGTTTATGGTCCTGATGAGATTTCTAAATTATATGAGGGGAACATTAGTACTTTAAATTTTGGTTTAAATGGTGATGGTAAAAGTATTGATGGAAATTTTGTTTGGACATCACCGAAGTATAAAGGTAACGCTGGATTTCGTCCAACAGTTGGGGGAGGTGCTGGTAGTAAAGATGACCAATTTAATTTAATCAGTTCTAAATATCAAAGTGATGAATCGACTAATTTAAAATTAAAACCCGATTCAATACTTGATAATACTCAAAAATTGATTAATTCTGCCGATAACGTTACGGGTCCAAATAGATTAAAACATGTTGGTAACGCTATTAATCAAGTTTCCAAAGTTTTTAACGATGGTTACAAAGAAATGACTAAAGGTTCTCAAGTTGTATCATATAGTGATAATACTACAGGAGCACAAGCGGGTGTTGAATATTGTAGAGTATTTGCTAAAGATACTCCGTATTATACTTACTCCGATTTACAAAAAACTGATGGTATTACTACTTCAGGTAGACAATTTAATAATTCTGTATTAGATAATACGTTTAACCTTAATATTGCTCCTTTAAAGAATCCTGGGTCATCAAATATAGTTAAAGGGGTAGGACCTAATGATGATGGTGGTTATGCTAAAAAATATATGTTCTCAATTGAGAATTTAGCTTGGAGAACTTCAGGACGTGAAGGGTTCCGAGTAAGTGATTTGCCTATATGTGAAAGAGGACCAAATGGTGGTCGTGTTATGTGGTTTCCTCCGTATGACATTAAGTTTAGTGATTCAAGTCAAGCTGATTGGAATCCAACTAGTTTCATTGGTAGACCTGAACCAATATACACTTACAAACAAACAAGTAGAACGGGTAGTTTATCTTGGAAAATAATTGTTGACCATCCATCGGTTTTAAATACAATAGTTAATTACCAATTGAAAGATGCTAGTTCAGAACGAACTAATTCAATTATTGAATCGTTTTTTGCAGGTTGTGCTAAATTTGATTTATATGCCTTGGCTATTAAGTATAACAAAATTCCTATTAATGAGTTACAACAAATACAAGAAGCGTTAAATAATCCAAGATTAACACCTGAAGAATTATCAACGTTAAAACAGTCGATACCTGCGGAAAATACAAGTACGGGGGGTGGTGCGGCTAGTACAAGTGACCCACAAAAGGTGTCAACAACTTCAGATGCCACATCAAAAGCGTTTCAGGAAAAGTATCAAGATTTTTCATTTTACTTTGAAAATGACGTACCAAAAACGTCAGGGGCGAACTATAAATCAACTTATGACGTATATACTAGCGATAAAAATATTGAAAAATATTCAGGAACCTCGTCAACGACTTTTGCGGTTGGTAATATCAATCGTAATACTAATGAATTTTTTAATTTAATTAAAAGTAATTATGAAACAATTACAGGAACTGATGGTTTTATTGTTGAAGCGTATAATTTACTTAAAAGTAAAACTTTAAAATCTATTACCATAACTATGATAGGTTCTGCATCAGCCGTTGCTTCTGTGGATTATAATAAAGCGTTATCTGAACGAAGAATTAGTTCTGTTAAAGAATTTTTTAAAACGACAAAAATAGGTGAAGCTAATTTAGGTGAATTTATGGCGGCAGGTAAAGAACAATTTAAAATTGCGTCAGCAACCGCTAGTGGTGAAGAGCCAGAACCTATAGTAATACCAAAAGGTGATGGGGGTTCAGGTGAGCCGATAGATTGTCATATTAATATATCAGGAAGTACGGGTGTTAGTAATGGTGTATCACAAACATTTGCATTAAGTGCTATGGCGTGTAGACGGGTTAATATTCAAAAAATAACCGCGGAACCTATGCCACCTCCCGAACCACCTAAAGTTGAAAAACCGACAACTATTGATACTGATGTTAAACCAATAAAACCACAACCAACAGTTAGTGTTAGTGAAAGTCTTAAAAAAGGTTTGAGTAAAAAAGTATTACGAGCTTTATTATCGGAATGTGATTATTTTGAAATGATTAAAGATAATGACCCAATGGTTTATAGTTCATTTAAAGAAAAAATAAAATACTTCAATCCAGCGTTTCACTCAATGACACCTGAAGGATTGAATTCACGTATAACATTTTTAAATCAGTGTGTTAGACCTGGTGATACAATTCCTGTGATAGGTCCTGATGATAAACCTGTTTATAATGATGCAACAAATACCTCATTTGGTTCTGCACCTGTGTTAATATTAAGAATTGGTGATTTCTACCATACTAAAATAATACCTAATAACCTTAGTTTTACTTATGACCCTTTAATATTTGATTTGAATCCTGAAGGTATTGGAGTTCAACCAATGATAGTCGAGGTTAGTTTAGGTTTTAACATAATTGGGGGTATGGGATTGAAAGGACCTGTTGACCAATTACAAAATGCGTTATCTTTCAATTATTACGCTAATACTGAGATATACGATGAAAGAGCTACCGCAACTGAAGATACTTCAGCGTTAGATAAAAAAGTATTTGACGCAATTCTTGCTAATTCTAATCAAGATAAAAATGGTACAATTAATAATCAACAACCTAATAAAGGTGGTAATACTATTGGTGACATAAAAACTACTACACCAGTGACGGGTGGTGAAACGGGTGAGATGTTATATGGGAAAGTGATGGATACTCTAATAGATGTGTCTAAAAATTATTATACTAATATACCTAATCAAATGGAGAAAGTTATCTTACAATATAATTATGGTGCTTTACAATTGATGAATTCTAAACGTGATTATACGGATGGTACTATTCAGGGTGATTTAATAACGACTGATATGATTTATGGTAAACCCGATATAAATAATCAAACTAAACAATTGTTTGAAAAAGTAATTACAAATATTAAAATAGGTAATCTTAACCCAATAATTGGATATATTTTGGATGGTAAAGGTATTAAAGACGGAAGTGTTGGTATGACCCTGTTGAGACAAAATATGGAACAATATGTAAATAACATGGTTAGTGATTATAATTCAGGATTATCAACTATTATTGGTGATATGGTATCGCAACAAAATGATTTAATAAGTTTAATTAGACAACTTAATTTAGTTAGTGATAAAACTGATGGTAAAATTGTCGATGGATTAACACCTAAAGTTTATAATATTAAAGGTTCTGTACGAGCTGGTGATGTTGCAAGTACTAGTAATGCCTCTGACACATTTACAGAATTTGAAAATGACTATTCAAAATCTCTTTTCTTATTTATAGATTTCATCAAGTTATTAATTACTGAAAAATTAATAGTTGATTACAAAGATGATGAGGCAAAACCATTTGACCCATTTACTGGTAATAAAATTGACAATGTGTTGTTTTTTATGGTGATGGCTAGAGTTTTAAGTGACCCAAATAAATTACAAGGATTTAAAGATTTTGTTATTTCAGGACCTTTAACTAATGATGAAAACAAAAAAATTAGAAAGTTTTTCAATAAAAAATGTGATGATTTGTCAGATGATTATAGTAAAGAATTAAAGTCTGAGGAAAAATTTATTACCGATTTTAAGAAAAATAAAAAATATACTAAATATACTACTGACATAACTCAATCATTGTATCCTAAAGGTAAGACAAGACGAATGGATTATACGACAGTTAAAGATGAAGCGAAACAAAAAAATCAAGAACAGACCATTAAAGATATTTATGGTACGACTAATTATGGGAAAAACGCGGCAACATTAACAACTTTTGATGGTAAAATAACAATATAATGGCGGGAAGACAATATTATAATAGATATAACAATTTTGTTTTAAATGGTGAACAAACGGTTGTTCCGTATATTACATTACCAACTAAAACTAGTGATAAACGATATATATACAAGGTTGGACAATCAAGATTAGATATCTTATCACAACAATATTATGGTGCCCCATACTTTGGGTGGTTAATTTTAGTTGCAAATCCTATGTACGGAGGGTTAGAATGGAATATTCCTGATGGTTCAATATTGACAATTCCTGTTCCTTTAATAGCTTCTTTACAAGATTATAAAAACTCATTAGATAACCACTTCTTATATTATGGCAGATAAAGTAGAAAATATATTAGTTGAATTCGATTATAATAATATCACAATAGTTGACCCAAATAAGGTTGTTGATTTGGATGGTAATGTAAAAGAAAGATATGTAAAACAAGAGGACTTGGTAATGTATGCTAACTTAGAGTGTAGAGTATTACCGAGAACTAAATTGGCGGTAGGTTCCGCAAATGGTGATGCTATCCAAACAGTTTCATTAGCGTCAATTAATTTCTTAAATCCTGGTGGTAAAGGGTTATTAGATAATGCCTATACAAATGAAATTACGGGACAAAGTTCTTTAGATGGTAAAGGTACTAACCAACCAACACAAGAACAAATTTTTAATCCTAAAAACAAAAAAGATTGGTATATCAGACAAACAACTAAATCTAATGGTGATATAGGTGCAACTGATAATGGATTGTTAGGTATGACAAGTATTAGTATTAATCAGGACCTTTCATTTATGCCACGAGTTGACATCCAATTAGAGGACGTTAAAGGTCGTGCGTTATTTGAAGCGGGGGATAATTCACCCTACGCAGCATTCTTCAATTTGCCTTATCCGTTATTCTATTTAACTATTAAAGGTTATTATGGTAAGGCGGTTAAATTGGCATTAATGTTACAAAGTTTTTCATCTCGATATGATTCGGGTGATGGGAATTTTAAAATTAGTTTAAATTTTTATACTTACAAATATACTATTCTAAATGAGATAAGTATGGGATATCTTGTGGCAACACCTCATATGTATAAATCAAGATTAAAAGTCCAAACTCAACAAGGAGGACCTAGTAACTTTTCGAATGTTGATAATGAAATCGTTGAGAAAGGTTATCAGAAAGTAAAAGAAATGTACAATGAATATAAATCAAAAGGATTAATTCCTGACGATTTTCCTGAGTTAACTATTGTACAAATGAGGGATAACATTGAAAACTTTGTTAAAAACACTTTAGATTCTTTTACAAAGGCCAATTTAGACCCGTTAACAAATGTTGATGATTATCAAACTACTTTGAACGATTATGAAAAAGATGTTTTTTTATACTTATCAAGTGGTAAAGGTTCTTGGTTTGACAAATATATGGATAGAACCAATTATTTAATTTTAAAAGACGATACTAAAGTTTATACTTTTAAGAAAGAATTGGACAATAATAATGGACAAGGTAAAATAAATGCTAAAACTGAATTATTTGGTGATAAGTTGGTAAAGTTTAATACTCTGTTAAATGAAAATAAAACTGTTGGGTTAAACGGTAGTTATACTGCGAATACTAAGACAATAAAATGTACGGTTAAAAACAATATAACAGAAAATACATTCAAGGCAATAAATGTAGTACCTGACCAAGTTGATTTTGGTAAAATTTATAAACAATATAAAAAAATTAATACTGAACCTTCTGATGAAGATAAGGCTAATTTAAAAAATGAATTAATTAAGTCAGGTATTTTTGAAAAAACAGATTTAAATCTTTTTGGTTTTAAAATAACATCAACAGAATGGTTTAAATTTGAAGGACCAAATTCTTTTATGGATTTAACGGGTAAGATGTCTAAAGATTTAAAAGTAATCCGTGAAGAAATTGAAACGTCATTAACTGAACAATTATCTCAGTTATTAGTTAGTAAGGATAATGGTATTGGGTTTACCCCAAATATTAGAAATGTATTGGCGGTTATTTTTGCTAATGGTGAGGCGTTTTTACGTTTATTAGATGAGGTACATACTAAGGCTTGGGATGTTAGGAATGATAAGATTAGAAAAGATGCTATATTTGATAAGGATGTTTCTAATGCTAGCCCTGACACTAAAGATGTTAATGTGAATGGTGATATACCTGTTTATCCTTGGCCACAATACATTGTTGCGACATCGGGTGAAGATGGTCATGAAAAATACGAAATACAGTATCCTGGGGATTCTAAATTGGTTAGTAAAACTAAAGGTTTTTTATTTGATGTGTGGTCTGAAATAGAATTTGTTGAGGAATTTATAAAAGGATTTGTTGAACGAACAACACCACCAGCAGACCCTACGGATGGTAATAATGAATTGACTGAAACTCAAAGAATTTCGTTAAATTCAATAGAATATCCTGCAAGTAATGAAATCTATGGTAACAAAGAAGAGGTTAAATTCTTTTATGAAATATATGAACGATTAATGATTTATACGTACTATACTCGATTAAGTAGAGTGTATGGTACAACTGAAGTTGATTCTATGGCTTCAGTAATTGCTGATGCTGAGAGTAATAATATTTTAAAGTCGTTATCAAATAGTAACCCATTTTTAATATTAAAATTAAAAAATCTTGGGTTGAATTCGACAAATATTGTCCCAACGTTAAAACATATCTCTAATGATGGCGCAGGACAAAGTTGGCAAAATTATATTAGGGGTATTTTTAATACGGTTTACTTAAAAAATAATGTAACGGATTACTCATTTGAAATAATGGAAGTAACTTCAGGTAAAGATATTACGGTGTCATTTAATACTGAATCGGATATAACTAATTATATTTCATCTTCAACAAAATCAAATGTGTCGACCTTCACTGATATATACCCATTTACTAGTTTAACTTGGGAAAAAAGTGAAATGGCTAATGGAACGACAATAAATAATACAAGTACCGCATTCAATACTACTAAAGTATTAAATTTTAGTCCTATTAAAAAATTAATAACAAATTATGATTTTATTGATGATGCCGTAAAAGTTAAACGACCGTTTAGTAATTTCTTAGGGGGTGGTAATCGTTATGATGTTGACGTTCCTGAGTTAAGTGGTTTTTATGACAAAAGAACCCCTAATAAACAGTTTTTAACTGAAGGTAATTTAAAATATAATAATTACAGTGGTAATGTTACAAGTAACCAAACGGTTTCAATGTTGAACACTCCTTATTTTGTTAATGCTATTCAGAACGGTGTGGAAAATTTTAGAAACTCAGATTTGTATCCGTATAAAGAGGCGGCCTATTTGTTTATTAATAGTTTACCTTTGGCGACATTGAGAGAAAAATATAAAACCAATAATGGTAGTGGGTCGGTTACCGACTTAGATTATATTTTTGCAACAATGAAAAAATTTGGTGCGATTCATAGAGTACCATATGCTTGGATATTAAAATATGGTTCAATTTGGCATAGATACAAAACATATGTTGAGACGGGAACTGATATGTTAGACACCTCTTGGTCAGGGTTTAGTTATATAAAGAATTATGACCCTGTTACTAATAATCCTGCTAAAGATTACTCCTTAACAATAAATGGGGGAAACTATGACATTATATTAGAAAAAAATACTTCAATAATTAACAGTACTTCATCGTTACTTAATGTTGGTTTTTATCCTAAAACTATTAATGATTTTAACGTTTTTTATCAAGGTTTTATGTTGTATTCTGGATATACCTCATCGGATATTCAAATCGGAATAGCCTCAGGACTAACTTTAAATTATGTTGATAGTGCAATTATTAATAAAACTAATAACTTAATTAATAGTACCGTGACAAATCCTAGAGATTTGACAGTAATTCCTTGGACTGTCCATGTTAAAACTTTAGATGATAAAAGTTTTTTCTTAATGCCTTCTGAAGGTTCAATTATTAATCAAACGGAAAATGAATGTTTTAAATCGGATGGTACTCAAAGTATTGAAATTACAGGTAATACCGCGGTTTATGATGGCTCAATAAGGTCATTTTGGGCGGCACCGAACTATGGTTATTTTGATATAAATAAACTTGTTAAACCAAGTCCATTACAATATTTAAAAGAAATTTTTTCAGGTCAATCAGGACAAGAAAATTTTTCAATTAATGGGAAAAGTGGCCAATATAGTGAGATTGAGGAAATGTTTAGTGTCTTTGAAAAAGACGCCCTTGATATGTTTGAAACTGAGTTTTTAAATTATTCTAAAACTATTTATGATTCACTTGACGGTGATTACTTAGGTAATTTCCAAGGAATGATGAGGAATTTAGCTAAAATACCTAAAACAACGGGAAATACTAGTTTTGAATTAGTTTCAAAAATACAAGACGAACAAGTTAAAAATTTTGACCTATACGTTACTAATTTTTTAAATTATAATAAGTTAATTAAGTATGGTAACCCTAGTAGTTACGATAAAAAACTTTTTTATACGTTTTCTAATTTAAGTATCATTGACCCATATACTTTTGGGTATTATAGTACTGCAACACCAAACGCATTACCGCCAAACACTACTTTGGCGGCATCACTAACCGCTTATCCTGATGAATGGAAAGCACTTAAAACTTATGTTGGGTTCTCCACTATTGATAAATTAGTTTATGATGATAATGGGTCGTATATTACTGATTTCTTTATTGATAATAATGTTTCATTTGATGTTATCAGTATTAAGAATTTTGCACCATTAATTAAAATATATGCGACGGCAAAATTAAACGATAACACTTATAATAGTTTAAAGTTTTTAAATTCGATGACTCAATATTTAAGAGAAATTGATTCTTTTCAGGATAAGGTGTTTAACAACATTATGATAACTTTAAATAAAAAATTACCTAATGTTAACAATAGTCCTGAGAATCAAATACCATCTGATTTGGAAGGTCCCCAAACAAAAATTGAACTTTGGGAGGCATTTAAATCATTAAATGATAAATGGATATCAGGTAATGACTTTAAAGTTAAAACATTGTTTGAAGATGTGTTGTTATTGGATAGGGCGAGTAGAAATATTGGTGATAAAGTTTTAGTTGACATTTATAAATTAAAAAATAGATTACAAAACGTGTTGGATTCCCCTAAAGTTAGTATGTTAGTGTTTATACAAACAATATTACAGGAAAACAATTTTGTTGTTCATAATTTACCATCATATGTGAATTTTTATAATGTTCAAGATGTGAGTAAAAACCCTAAACCAAAACCTGAAGGTACGTTAGAGTTTGCAAATACTTTATTTGGGACATTCCTGAATGTGGATTATAGAGAATCGGGTCCTAAAATGGTTTGTTATTATGCTGGTAAACCATCTGAACAATTAGACTTAAAAGAAAACGTTGATTACAGATATCGAAATGATGCGTTTGATTTGAGACGAGTTGATAATCCATTAGTTGAAAACCAAGTTGGTAAAAAAGATTGGGATAAGTCTAATAAAGTTGTTGGGTTTAATGTTGATATTGGTCCTCAAAATCAATCTATGTTCTATGGGTTTATGGTTGACCAAAAAAATACTTCATCAACTGTTGAATCTTTGGAGGTAACTAATCAAATGGCGAATCAAGCGGGTAATAGGGGTGGTAGTACACAAAGTTTATCCTTGTATAATTTATATAAGAATAGAAGTTATACGTGTACCGTATCTATGATGGGTAATGCGTTAATACAACCGACAATGTACTTCAATTTAAGGTATGTTCCAATGTTTAATGGGCCATATATGATTCAAACCGTTAGTCATTCAATTAACCAAGGTTCATTCGAAACGATTATTACGGGTATTAGACAACCTACGGCATCTTTACCTAAAATTGATGGGTATATTCAGACATTAAGAACTAACTTATTAAAAAGTGTTATAGAAAATAATAAAAAGGATAAAGAGGCTAAAGAAAAATCAACTAAAAACGCTGATGGTACTGCTAAGTCACAACAAGAGAAAATACAGGCTATTAGTGGTGGTGATAAAGAATTAACACAACCACAAACATGTAAACCTGTTGCACCATATGACACTTTCCACGATATAACACCTTCAGTTACTAATTCAACATTTACACAGGTTAAAGGTACTCTTAAAACTGTGTTATCGTCTGATAATGTTGATGGTAGTAAATTACAGTATGTGGTATTTGCAGCATTATATGTTGAATCGGCAAATGGTGACCTTAAAATAACTGCATATGAAAGTAATTATGGTGGTGTAACATTGTCAGGTGGTCCTTGGGGGACATCTAGTAGATTCTTCGATGGTAATAAACAATTCTTTTGTCAGACATCCGCAAATGACAGTACTACTTTACCATATGCAATATTTAATGAT